GCGTACCACATTGTTACGTCAGCAGTTGCACCGCCACCTGGGTGATAGAATTGGTACTCAGCAGTAAATGAATACGTACCGGCGTATGAGAACTGAATAGTGTTTGTGTTAGGGCGTGTGATACCACTGGCTACGTCTGTGGTGTTAATAGTAACAACGTTGGCTGTAGTTGTTCCACCACTGCTCTGAGTTGTTGTGTCGTAGAAGTTACCGTAGTAACCTAGTGCTCCACCGGCTCCAGTAATACCCTGGTAGCCTTGATAGCCCTGATTACCTTGTACGCCTTGGTAACCCTGGTTCCCTTGATTGCCCTGGAATCCTTGTACGCCTTGATTGCCTTGATTGCCCTGAAAGCCTTGATTACCTTGGTACCCTTGAACTCCCTGTGTCCCTTGGTAACCTTGATTGCCTTGCGTCCCTTGGTAGCCTTGTGAGCCTTGCACGCCTTGAAAGCCCTGCGTGCCCTGTACGCCCTGCGTGCCCTGGAATCCTTGATTGCCTTGGAAACCTTGCGTTCCCTGAGAACCTGTGGCTCCGGTTACACCTTGTACGCCTTGAGCACCAGTGGCCCCAGTTGAGCCCTGATACCCTTGGTAACCTTGTGTGCCTTGGAATCCCTGTGCTCCAACAGAGGCAAGAATAATAAAGTAGGTAGTGTTAGTTGGAAGTGTTCCAGCAGTTGCACCAGTTAGGAAGCAGAGGTATGTACTTCCTTGGTATGTAAAAATGTCACGCTGTACGTATGTAGTTCCAGCACTCCATGCACCTTTAAATACTGGGGCTGCGGCTTGTGTACCTTGGTATCCCTGGTAACCCTGATACCCTTGGTTCCCTTGTGGTCCAGTAAAACCTTGGTTACCTTGTATCCCTTGAGGAATAGTAAAGTTAAGAATTGCGGCACCTGGTGTACCAGTGTTGCTAATAGATACACCCGTACCCGCTGCACCTGTGGCAACAGAGCCAACGCTTAGAGAGCCCTGGTTACCCTGGAACCCTTGGTATCCCTGGTATCCACGGTCACCCTTGGACTGAGTTAGTGAGTCGTCAAATGTCCAGTAGTACTTAGCGTTAGTAGAACCGACTGGGTAGGTAACGCAGATGTAGTAGTCAACGAGGTCGTTAACGACGAGTTCCCATTGTCCAGGTCCACCGAACTGTGTGCCCGACATAACGGGGCCGAAGAAGTCGGTGTTAAGAGTAGCGGCAGGAGGTGCCTGACCTGCGATAGGTGGCGTAGTAAATAGCGATGCTTTGTAGGCGTAGACAGCCGCATCGTTTAGGAATCCAGAAGGACCAGCAACTACACCAGATAAAGTGGCCATTAGATTACTGCTTCTCCTCGGTTAATTGCGCCCTGTGTTTCGTCAAGTCGTTTGCCTAACTTGCTGTCACCCTTTAGCGTGCTTCCTGTTTCTACTTCCCACTTCGATACTGCACGGGATTCGAGTGCCGCAGCACCCTTAACCGTCTTGGGCTGTAGCCCGTCCTTGCGTAGACGCTTGTAGGCTGCCACGTCGTTGTGCATAGCCTTAGTGTCCATGTTGATTACACCAGCGTTAGAGCGTGTAGGCATAGCAGATGGTGACATGCTGACTGAAGCAGCCTTGCAACCAAAGCAGTTCTCTGGGTGTAGCCCCATGTTGTGTGGTGTTGCGGTCATGATATAAGTGCTCCGTATCCAGCAGCGGTTAATGCAGCGACCTCAGCGGCCGTTACGTATTCTTTGCCTTCATACACTTTAGTAATGTAAGGGTTCTGTGAAACAGATATGTGCGTTAAAACTGGTGGGATTACTTCGTAGTCTGTGTACCAAGAAGTAACGTAAGGAGCCGATGGGTCATACGGGTTGTATGGGTACGGAATGTTTGTGTTTGAGTTCTCAGCCGTAGCAGTGTCTTGAACAAACGTTCCATCTGATAGCGCAAAGACGTTAACGTACCTAGCCCTGTTGTGGTAGTAACGAAATAGCCTGTTTGCTAACCCCCGTGAATCCGGAAGAATCGCAGGATTGTCATAGACCTTGGGTGGCGTAAAGTATGCCACTTAGGTACTACTTCTTGCGTCCGTTAGCCCCGATGCGGATTGCCTCAATAGCGTCACCCATACGAGCACCACCAGTTGTCTGATACTCAGCAGCCTCAGTGGTTGCTTCTCCGACTGGCATGTTCACACGGTCATTACCCATAAGGCTCTGCTCAAGCAAAGTAGAGGGACGCATGTCAACAACAAATCCAGCCTTCTTGGCATCTACGCCGTAAGCACTGTCATCTAAACGACTTGGCATTATAGTTCTCCGTATGTCTTAAAGCCCTCAACAGGAGGAGCGTCTGTTGCTGGAGCATGCTCCAACTTGATAATGTCTTTTAGAACAACGGCTTCCTTAACGCCACGAGCAGTGTTGCGCTCCATGCCACGGTTAGGCTGACCATTTAGGCCAGTGCCAGTAGTGGTTGTAGGGTCCATAGTTCCACGGAATAATTCCATGTTTACTGTTGGGAATGCTGAACGTGATTCCATTATGTCCACCTTGGGTCTGTCATGGTGCAATTACCGCAGCAGCATGGGTCTGATGTTTCGCCTTTAATTGCTTTGGCGTCGTTTGCTTTTGCACGAGCAACTCGGTTTGGAAGTGGTGTACCTGCTTGATTAGCAGATTCAAGTCCCATTGTAAGTCCGTGCCCTGTAGGAATGGTCATTCCGTTATCCTTCGTTAGTTTCGTATTGGTGTTGAATAGAAACGGCTATGCCGAGTTTGTCGGTCAGACGACCACAGACAAGACATTGAATCTCATCTGCAGTCGCCTGCACGTCACGACTATTGCATACTGCGCAAGCACGTGGCCACGACATAACCGTATCTACCTAACTACTGACTTAAGCCAGTGGTGAGCCGGACTCACCGAGGTCAATTGCTGGCTCGTAAGTCGTTCCAGTCCCTACTGTTGTAGAGATGTCTCCACCAAGGAGCGATGACGACTCGATGCGAATGATTGAAGCCTGACGGAAGATTCCGTAAGCACCCAACCAGTACCAACCAAGTGGTACGAAACGACGGAGACGGTCAGTGATTGGTCCTGGTACAACGTGTGGGAAGGCACCATTGCCATCTAGCGTTGAGTACGTCTTAGCAAGAGCCTGACGACCAAGAATCATTGTTCCGTAAACGTTAGTGCTTGAAGCACCGGCACCCTGGAATACAGGAGCACGAGGTGTTTCAATCCAACGGACACCTTCGTAAGCACCAAGTTCACCAGTCCAGATTTCGCCTGGCTGTGCGTATACGTGTGGTGCACGCCATCCCTGTACGTTGCTGCCAGAGATAGATTCTCCCTGAAGGTCAGCCACGAGGTCTGGGTGGATGTATCCGACGTACATTCCTCCGAATGTTGGAACGTTCTGTGAACGGAGACGGGCACGAGCAACACGAATGTCAAGTGATGACAGTGTTGAACTTGCTGTTACTCCAGCACGTGTTGTAATTGCAGACTGTAGAGTTGTTGCTCCGAGTCCCGATGCGTACTGTACGTTTGTTCCCTGGTCAAGTGCTGCACGTGCAATTGTGTCAATTGAAACACCAGCGTTGTATCCAACTACGTTGGCTACGATTGGGTCAATGTCTACGTATGATGTGCCACGCAACTTGGCAGTGGTGAGTACAGCGTTACCGTATTCTGCAAGTGTCAAGGTTACCTGTGAGTCTGAAAGAGCGACAGTCGAAACGTCGGTTGTTTCAGTCAAAGCGGCAGCCTGAATTGGCAGGTCGTTAACAATTGTAAATGCTACAGATGCACCTGGCATACTCTGGTGAGTAGGCTGGATGTCTGCTGCAGCGTCAAAGTACAACTCAGGACGTAGGGCGAAGTACGCCATACGGTCATAAGCGGCCTTTGAAAAGTCTAGGGCACTGGACCCTGTAAATGCGTCAGCCATTTTGGTTGACTCCTTTTCTTTAGTGGTTTAAGTTTTTAGGCTTAGAACGCACCACGAGAGGAATAGACACCCAGTTTCTTACCTGAGTCTCCTTCAACGATTCGCATGACTTCTTCAGGAGTAGACGCTGAGGCAAGTGCTTCCAGGTACATCTGCTGGGGGTCTGGCATCGCACCAGAGTTTCCAATAGTTGCACCCTGCGCCCTGCGGAGAGCATCGAGTTCTGAGTCATTTGATGATACGTCTTCTGTTTCAGATTTAAGGATTCCGTATTCTTGAGCCGCTGCACGAATTGCTTCTTGCGAAGTTTCTCCGTCATACGCCTTTCGGAATAATGAACCTACACCTGAATCTGGAATCCCTGCCTTTGAAAACTGGACTTCACGCTTCTGCGTTTCTAGTTCAGCCTTAAGACCGTCTAATTCCTTGCGAGCCTTCTCTGCCTCACGCAACTGCTTCCGAATGTTCGGGTCTAGCGGCTGACGCTCAACAACTTCTTGCTCATCTTCTTCGTATTCATCAAAATCGGTCATACTAATCGCTCCTTGCGGGTACGCACTTTACCAGAGGTTAATAAAGCGGATAATTTTCAGCACTGTAATACGCACCTGGGTCATGCCCTCCCAAGCGGGGTTGATAGTTAGCACGCCTGCGGCCACACAGGGCCAACTACCTACGTCCATTGTATCATTAATGGCTTTAATGTTACGTCTTTGCGGAACCTAATCCTGTAACTCCCTTGGCAGTTTCAGCAAAACCACCACCCTTTTCGAATGGGGCGGTCCTTGCCTGGGCTGCACGTTGGACTTCCTGCTGGGCTGCTACCTGTCCGGTACCACCGAATCCAGCAATCTGTGAACCAATAAGGGTTGTAGCGTCAACGGTAGGTTGGGCCGCTCCAGGGGTAGAAGTCATAAGTGCCTGTCCACGCTGGGCTGTCTCAACGGCTGCATTAGCCTGACCAATAGAGTATTGACCTGCAGTAGCCACATTGGACTTACTGCCCATTGCCAGTTCATTAGCCATGTCCTTAGTAAAGCCCTGGACACCTTGACCCTTGGCATAAAGTTCTTGAGCGTTTAGGTCATCCTGAATCTTGGTGTACGAGTTCCTAGGGTCTAGGAAGGCTAGCGCAATGTGCCCTGGGTTTACCCCGTATTGCTGGGATAGGGCGTTACGTACTGACTGAGGGGCTGCGTTAGCGGCCTCGTATGCCAATGCTGCACGCTGACCCAATTGAGTTGGGCTGACGTGACTCATAATCATGTTAGTAATTTCTTCATTACTAATAGTGTTAGCAGGCATACCATAGTTTCTTAGAACTTCTTTGTACTGAGAAACCAACTGGTCATACTGGGCTGGGCTTTGTACGGCAATACCTGTACCAGTCTTTTGTGCCTGGATAAGTGCTGGGTACGCTGCCTGAAACAATGCCGCCGTGGTAGCCAACGGGTTCTTAGGGTCCTTCTTAGGGTCAACGTTGTAAAGCGCAGCAATAATAGCCTTACCGTTAGGGTCACGGTTAATGGCATTAGTAAGTTCTTGCTGAACTTTTGGCGTGTTAAGTTGAGGCCACATTTGTAGGAATGAATCTACATAGTTACTGGCTGCCTGCTCACGGCTAAATGTCGTGTAAGCATCAGGGGCATTAGGCAATACACCCTTACCCCCACCAGTACCAGTTGACCATACAAAAAAACTTTTGTTACCTGAAGTACCGCCACTAGCAACATAAGCATCTGCTGGTGGAACTACAGACAGGTTGCCTACGCTTGTGTCAGATGAAAGGTGTTTAGCGTATATTTTAAAACCTTTGTCAAAAGCAGTAGCAAGGGCAGCGGCATCATTAAGGTCAACTAGACCTGTGTACTTAAATCTAGTTATTAAAGAACTTACCTTAAGTGCTGCCGCAGGAGGAAGTTTCTTGTTAATAGCAAGGTCAATAAACTTAGCCAAGTCTGCTGTTGACATAGGGTAATATGTTTTGTTATTAACGCTGTCAACTACAGGCTTTAAGCCAAGTGCCTTACCAATGTCATCGCTAACGTTCATGTACTTGGAATTTGAAACCCAGGAATATGAACCCCATAAAGTAGTATTGTAATTCTTAACGCCTCTAAGTAAAGGGCTACTTGAGGCTGAGCCTGAACCGCTTAATGTAGCCATTATTGTTGTACTCCCATTCCGTGCATAGCAGCGTTCATTTCATTTATTACTTGACCATGTAATTCTTGTGCGTGGTCTGTTTCATTGTATTTAAATGCTGGGTTGGTCATTAATTCTTGTCGCCATTGGTCAAGGCCCATAGGAGCAGCACGGCCAGTCTTTTCATCTACATTCCCTGTAAGAGCACGGTTAAAGTGTGGCATGTGAAAGTTGACATCGTGGCCTTCTCCTAGCATAGAGTGAGCCACCATGCGGTAAGGAGCCAGCAGTGTTTCGGTTGAAAGACCATTAGCGATTTGTGGGGCTAGCGTTGGGTAGAGTCCCTGTGCCATCTGGCTAGCGTAGTCTTTAAATTCTTTAATAGCGTTTTCGTTGTTGGCGTGACGGCCAGATAGAGATTCATGCCATTGTCCAATCTCCGTGTCACCCATGGGGATGTGGTAGTCACTAGCAACTTGACGCATATCTTGTGCCAGGTTTAGATGGTGGATGCCTTCGGCGGGTGCCGTTAATGCTTCTGGTGTATTAGTTGATGTTGTCACTTGGCTTCATTTCTTTAAATAGTGAATTAATTGATACGGTCATAATTGGGTGTTGCTTTTCAAAAGAGGCAAGGTCGTCTTGCCACTGTTGTAGGATGTTGTCTTTGGTGTCTTTGTTAAAACCGCCAGTGCGGTATTGGGTGTTGTAATATTCAAACCTGCCCATTAATTCATTAACCAATGGTACCATCTCTTTAAATCCAGGTCGCTTTTCAATGCCAGGCATTTTTAGCAAAGCCTGAACTTGCTTGTAAGCACTTACACGGTTAAGCCTTGAATCACTAACACTTTGTGTGTAAATAACGTTCTTTGACTTGTAATCTTTTTTAAATTCGGCTAGAAGGTTTTGGTCGCCACCGTAATACTTATCAATAACTGCTGGTAGCACATTGTAAATGTAGTTGTTACCGTCAGATACAGCCATTCTTTTAATAAGTTCTTCTGGTGCGTATTTGCTTCTAAACCCTGAGTTTAATTGTGAGTGGTATTCAGGGCTATCGAACACACTGCCTGTTGGAGTCCATGGTACAAATGCACTTAGGCCGCCATTGTATTTACCTGAAGCAAACAAGTCTTTGTTTTCCTTGGTAAAATTATGCATGTCTAACGTTGCTGCCAATGGCATGCCAGATGCTGATTTGCTTTGTGATTGAATAAATGCCAACGCTTCAGGGTGCTTTTCTACAAGTTTGTTAATAGCGTCAGTGCTATTGGGCTGAGCGTAAGCATCCCTAATTAGGCTTTGAAGTTTTGGCTCTACTTCAGAAACAGTTAATGCAGTTGGTGAGAAAAACGATAAAGCACTTTTTACTCCAAAAAGAATCATTGCTGCATGGTGCGTGTCGTTAACAAGTTTGTTGCGTTCTGTCGCATTGTTTACATATTCATCTTCAAGAGATTGTGCGTATACTTCTGTAGCAGCATTAATAAATTTCTTTTTATCTTCTGGGTTATCTAGCCTTCCGCCTGCTACAAGAGCAGCCCAGTCTTTCATTGCTTGAGGGCGGGCCTTGGCACGCAACTCATCTTGTTTTTGTTTCATTGCTTCTGCAATCAGACCGGCTTGAATAGAGTTGATTTGTGAAGTTGTGTCATTCCTAGAACCAAAAGCACTAGAAATAATGCCGACTGCTGCACGCAATGCTGAGTTAGGTAGAAGCGTTGAATATATGTTTCCCTTAGAACCAATAGGTCCAAGAAGCCCGTTAAGATAATCAGCCTGGCTAGTGTAGGCATTGTGCTGTGCAAACAACTGAATAGGTAGTGCAACAACTGGTCCGAAGTCAGGACGGAATGATTCAAACATTGAAACTGGGTCACCGGTGTGGACACCACTAACATCAGTCCAAGGAAACACAGATGACAATGAGGTCAATGATGACCTTAGACCAATAGGCACAGCGCCATTAGGGACAAATCCTAGGGCACTAAGGAAATTAGTAAACAATCTTCCACCAAATGCAGAGCCTGGTATTAATGTACCTGTCTGTCCGTTGGAGTCTTGCAGTGATTTAGCACCGTATTGCTGAACTGCAACCATTGCTTTAACGTAACGTTCAAACCCTACAGGGTTGGTCAAGGCCAAGCGGCCCATACGACGAAGTGCCTGGTTTTTAGCAAACCAAAATGGTGCGTACAAACGTGACCATTGTTCAAGAACAAATCGGTCTTGCGGGTTGTGAACAAACTTGATGGCGTGTTCTACGGCACGTTGCTGAGCAAGAACGTACACCTGGTCAACAGTAAGTCCTTTGCCAATCAAAGGTTCAAGTGCGTCTAGTTGACGGTTAAGTTCAACACCGTACAAAGGCTTACGTGAAAGGCCGTCAATAACACGACGTGAAATAGTATCGTGAACTGCGTTAGACATCTTGTTTACAAGTTTTGCACCCATAGCGTCAGAATTGGTTGGCGTTGGAATGTTGTTAGGAAGTAATGACTTAACCTTACCGCTAGTAACTTCACCAGCATAACGACCATCTACTTCACCTTCTGAGCGAACTTGACCCTTACCCTTTACTGTTTTTGGAATGTAACTGTGTTCTTTAATTAATGCTTTTTCTTTTTCTGGGTCAATAGGCAGGTGAATCTGATTACTTGGGTCGTACAGAGTTTCGTGGAATGATGGTGGGAATTGTCCGCCTTTAATCTTTTGAAGGTTCTGTACTCGTGCTGTTTGACCAGTAGGGCGTGTGTACAGTTTTTCTGTTTCTGTCCATGACTCTGGTGCTTTCTTCTTAGCAATAACATCAATAACATTGCGGTGGAATACAGAACCACCAACGTTCTCAGCGTCAAAAATCATTTGGTTAGTTTGACCACGGCCATGAGCCAACCAAAGAATGTGGTTAACAATTGCGTCTGCCCATTCGTGCTGAGAGTTAACGTTTTGCAGAGCGTCTTCCATCATCTGCTTGGTTACTTCAATTGTTCCACCCTGAGACAATTCTTGTTTAATTTTAAGGTAGGTCTTTTCGTTTACACCAGTCAAGCGGTCCATGTTGGCAAATGCTTTAGGGTTACGGTCAATGATGCCAGACACAATACGTCGTGCATCTTCCTTAGCCAATTGCAATCTATCTGCGTATGACATTCCAACATTGTATGCTGGGTTAAATCGACGTGACATTGCTGCAGCAACCGGCTGTGCTAGTGCGTCTTCGCTAGTGTCTTTTATGTTCTTACCTAGTGAACTAAGGCTGTCCTTATTAACAATGGCACTTGGCCCCCATGTACCAGATTTTCTTCCATTAGCGTTGCTTAGGGCGTGACCAATAGAACTGTCAGCACCACCAAAGGTATCGGCATTGTGGTCTGATGTAAGACCAGCCATGTGTGAGCCGTTGATAAGTGCGTCCATAGTAAGACGCTCTACCATCTTGTCAAGGTTAAGCCCTTTAGCAAGGCCCTTGTAGAATTCTTGCTTACCCGAACCTTGGCTAGTAAGGATTCCGTAAACACGACGCTCCAACGAAGCAAGGTCATCCTGTGTAAGTTTCCCGTACAGTGTGTTTAATTCTGCAGCGTACTTCTTCTCGTATTGAGCAGCACCATCTGCTACCTTCTTAGCAAGCCATGCCTTTGTAAGGTTAACTCCACCAACACGAAATGTGTTAGCAATAAGTTCTGATGAAGCAACACGCATAGAGAACGAACCAGTAGCAAGTGTCATCTTACGGAAGTAGTTGTCAATCAAGTGTTCTCTAGCCCAATCGTGAATGATGTGGAAGAAGTTAGATGTAGTTATTCCTACTTTTTGTGTGTTGGTAAAGAAACGGTAATCATTGGTTGTCTCAAAAATTTTTGTTTTTTGGTCAATAGCATCAGCAAGTTGTTTTTTTAAGTCTAAGTAACGTGGGTCTGTAATGCCCGCTGGCTGTGCGGTGCCCGCTTCGTATGGCTTAGGCGAAGCAGAAGCACGGTCAATAAAATCCTCACCTAATATTTTGCTTGGTGGTATGTTGGTTGGAACGTAACCATTAACATCAGGTTTGATTCTTTCTTTTGCCCCAGGTACATCTTGATATCCAAAGCCTTTACTTGTTGTTTTTCCTGTGCTCATACCTTTTACTGGCACAGAATCTAAACCTAATTGTTCTGCTGCAATTAAACGGTGATTACCTTCGTCAAGAATAGCCTTGCCGGTATCTGGATTATAACTAAGTATTAATGGGTCAGTGAAACCATTTTCTTTAATTGAT